TAAGTATGAAGTATCTTCATTAATTCTTTGTGATTTAAATAACCTTTGTAATTAACATTCTTAATTGTTTTTGCTTTATCGTATAAAGCTGTAAACTGATTGTCAGATATTTGTTTAAATGCGTCTCCATATATTTGTGTACTTGAATATATATCTAGTTCTACTTTATCAGTTTTAATCTGTTCCATAGCAGAAAGTAAAACATCTAATCCACGCCAAGGAGTTGAAGTATAAACAAGTTTTAATTTTTCTTTAGGTTTAAACTCAGATTTCACTATTAAATCATCATCAAATCCATTTTTAATAACCAATGACATATCTGTTGGTATATCAAATAGCATTCTATACTTTTCATATGTCCAATGTGAATTGAACACGTACCAGTCATACTTTCTGTGATTTAATTTATTCTTGAACCAAGGATAAAGATTAGGTTGATCGTAACTATTATGAACCCAAAGAATATTCGGTTTATCTATTAGTAAAGGTGTTTTTTCTGGAATGGATGTAGTGATATTAACTTTATCAAGAAGCTCTTTTGATACGTACTTATGTAAGTATTCTAATTGGATTTCGGTGCCACCGTATGGATTCATTACTTAGTTTTACCAAATACCGATAAAGATGCAACTGTTATTTGTACGTCTTGTTGTAAGTCTTCTGCTTTTGTTGGAGTATTAGGATTTGCAACATCTGCATTAAACTCAGCTATTGAATCGTAAGTTTGTCCAGTAATTTTATTTGTAATAATTTCTACTGCTTTGGCTGGTACAACTGGAACTTCTACTCCATTAATTATTGTAGTTTTCATAAACTATTATTATATACTATTAGCGTCTTCCTTGTCCACGATATTCTTTTCTATCTTTTCTTTTATTAGGTCTTTTACTATGTCTTCCAGGTCTTTTTTTATTAGTGTATTTAATAAAAGAACCAGATCCATTACTTACTTTTCTAGCCATTCTGATCTGATCTATTTATCAAAGCGTATGATATAACACCAGCTATAACATTCGTTACATTTACTGTAATTCTAATTTGATCATTTTCTTCTAAAATTAATACTTGACCAGCAGCATTATCTGTAGTTTCAGCAGTCATATCTACGTGATAAAATTCAAAAGTTGTAGAAGCAGAACTGTCCCTTAATCCCATTTCTATTTGAACAGTATTATTATGATTGTTAGTCACTGCGATATTTTTAACAATGGCTCTAGAAGAAGCATCTATCGTAAGTACAGTTGTACCCGTAGTTACTAAACTAAACCCTTGGTTTTTATAAATGATAGCCATAATTATAAATCTCTTTTAAGTTTAACATATTCTCTACCAAATAAGAACCATGAGAACAACTCTGCTTGTTCTGCAAAATCAGCTAATCTTCTATCTTTACTTGGATCAGTGTTAATCATAAATGTAGTAAAAGTCTGAGATTCTTCTCTTAAATCTTGTTGATAAGAAGTATTTAATTGATTTTGTAAAGTTTCTAATGCTTGATTAATTTGTCTAAAATTATCAACGGTATAAGGATCTTGTGGTTCCGGTATAAGAATATTTATTTTAGCCATTATGTTTGTGGAGCACTTCCGCCTCTGCCGTCTGGTTGTATATCCACTCTGAATATACCATAACGCCAGTTGTCGTTAAGTGCATCGTTTTCAATTTTTATTGACGCAAGTCTTCCTCGCGCGCGCGTGTCTATTTTATCTGTTGTTGAGGATACTGTAAAGGGTCCCACAGTTGTTTGTCCCTGTGCCGTGGTTGTATCTGCTGGGTACGCTCTAAAGAACAAAGTTACTTTTGTATTGCCATCTAAATATTTAAAGTCAGGAATAAATCTTCTTATTTTAAGAAAGAATTCACCATCTCCATCTACATCTAAATCAAAATCTCCTGATTTAATATAAGCAGGAATAACAATGTTAGTACTATTAGTACTTGTTAAATTTAATACTTCATTAACTCCAACTTCATGTTCAAATACATAACTACCTCCGTTACTTACTCCATTAATTGTTGGAATATTAGGAGTTAAAGTTGAAATATATTTAGTTGCTGTAGGATTATCAAACACATGAGAATCTTCATAAGTTGTTCTTGCAAGTGTTCCTGTAGTCCAAGACTGAAGTTTATAGTTGTAAGTAACCACTCTATCTATTTCTGTAGAACCAGCTTTTGAGTAAAACCAATTGATTTCAGTATATAAACTATTATGACCTGCAAATATTGTGTCTCCTTGTACGAAATTTAAACCTAAACTATCTCCTTGAGTTGTAAACACAAAGTCTTCAACTGAAGATGATAATGTTTTAACTGTTCCATCAAATACAAAGAAATTACCAGAATCCCCCATCCAATAAACAGCTCCATCTACGAACACTGCTGCATGTTGTCCAATACAACCACAATTAGAACCAACTTGACGAATACTAAATGTAAATGGTGGTCCTACAAACTGCATTGTGTATGCCGCTTCATCTGTAAGAACTAACATATAATCTTTACCTTTAACCGCTGCTATAATTGTACTTCCATTATCTAATCTAAATGTACCTGCTGTGTTTGTAGAAGTTGGCTCATAAACTTCAATATCTTCTTGATCTGAAAATCTTATAAACATTGGATCTTGAGTAGCAGCATTTCCAATAATTGTTTCAGTTCCAAAATGAATTAAATGTCTATCTCTATCTGATACTCTTGTTAATACTGATGCTGTAGGGTTTCCTGATATAATAGTTGCACGTGTATTAACTCCTGTGCCTGCTGTTGGATCCCATGAAAAAGTTTGTCCATTTTTAACAGTTGCTATTAATAGTTCTCCAAAGTTATCTAAAGACCATGAACCTGCATCAATATCTGTATTAGAAGTTGTTCTAGCTGTACCCCAAGTAGAGATACCCCATTGTCCAGCTCCCCAACCATATCCAAATGTGGAAAGAACAGGACCTATTGTTACATAAGGATTTGTAGTTAAAGATCCACCTGTTGTAACTCCAGTTCCTGTTTCTGTAACTGCCATTGTAATTGTAAAAGTCCCTGTTGTCGGAACTGTCTTAACTTCAAATATATTTGTAGTAAAATCTGCAGATGTGAAACTAGTAGTAGTTGGTCCAGGTGTTGTTACACTTGTAAATTTAATTAAATCACCAGTTAATAGACCATGGGCCGATTTATTAATAGTTACTGTAGTAGAGCCTGTAGTAGATGTATAAGTACAAGAAGTTAATGCTGTTCCTAATGGAGTAATATCATAAAAAGTATCTTCAAATAAAATATACAATACTTTATTTGTACCAATAGCTTCATATTTTCTACCTGTTAAATCAAACCAAGAATGAATATCTCTACCAGCACCCACTAAAATAGAAGAGTTAATCTGCTGCCAACCCCCTATTTTCTCAGGAGAACCATATTGAAAACGTACATTATCTCCATCTATCCAACGACCTTCTGCTTGAGAGGCAGTATCGTTTTTATCAAAACCTGGAGGTAATGGTATCTTTTTTAATGGCATAATTTAATAACCATTATAAAATATGTTAAGAGTTAAGTATAGAAGTAGAGAAATAAGGTGTGGAAAGGTGGTTTATTTCCCTACTTAATAAAAGTATATCACTTTTTGAACCAAGCTGGAAGTCCTAGATGAGGTCTACGATCATATATATTTTCTTTAGACCCTTTAGTTTCAACATTATTATAATGTAAAAACACTTGACCACAGTCATCAAAAGATAATTTATCTCTCCAATGTTCTAATTCATTTCCTCTATAAACTAACATATCACCAGGTTGTAACATTACTTTAACACCTTTAGATTTTGATGCTTTATAATTACCTGTCTTTTCATCTACACCACCTAATGATGCATCTGGTTCTAAATATATTGGCCAACAACCACCACCTAAGTGCATAGTTGTAGAAATCTCACATGAAAATCTATCTTTGTGTTTATGTAAGACATCTCCTTTTTTATAAATCCTAGCATAAGAATAATTGGGGTTTAATTTAAGAGATGTCTCTTTTTCCATTACTGGAAGTAATTTGACAAGTAATGTTTCCATTACAATGTCAGAATAATGTGAATAGGTATCTGGAACTTGTTGATCATTCCAAACACCAAAATATTCCGTAAACTGACTTATATATTTATTATCAAACATCGTTCGCGCGACCTGTTTCTTCATCATG